ATGATTTGTAAAACAAATGATTTGGGTACTACAACAGGTATAGTTTTCGCTGGTTATGGTGAACATGACTATTATCCAAAAGTACTTTCCTACGACGTATGTGGGTTTTTTAATGATAAAGTCAGAAGATCTACGAATGTGCATAAATGCTCTACTAATGGCGAAAGCGGAGTTACTCCTTTTGCACAAGAAGAAGAGGTCGGTGCATTTATGCAAGGAGCTAGTAGCACGCTTATAGGCGAGTTGCACAATGAGTACCAGAATTCGATTCGAACCTTACTTGAAGGTATTGACGAAGTCGTCACAAGAATGATACCAAATGATAAACTTGACGAAGCCCAAGATGCTATAGTCTCACTAGTGAGAAGCACCGTAGCTGAATGTGACCATCGTATCACCACATTTGTGCACGAGAATTACGTTAGAAAAGTGGTTGATATGATTAAGTTTTTACCTAAACAAGACCTTGCTTACATGGCCGAGTCACTTGTTAATCTGACTGCTTTCAAGCGTAAAGTGTCAGATGACTCCGAAACAGTAGGTGGCCCTATTGATGTTGCAGTAATCTCTAAGGCAGATGGTTTTATTTGGGTTAAGCGGAAGCATTATTTTTCGCAAGAGTTGAATCATCATTATTTCTCACGTTCATAAAACTTATGGGGGAGCCACTATGAACCTAAGATAATCCTTTGAACGTTCTCAGCCAAAATCAGTGAAGGATTTTTTTATACCTTCCGAGAAAACAAGCACTAAGCCAAAATCCGGCGATAAAAATAACTTTTTTACTCTGTTAGCACAGCGTTCACATACATCCTGAATTGAGGCCGCCAAGAAGGCGGCCTTTCTTAGCTTTGGATCATTGATAGCACGCCGCCTATGAATCCCAGCGCTGTTTGCAATTCTTTTCTGATTGTTCCATCTGAGCACTTCCTCTTCTTCGCGATCGCCCGCAATGAGATACCTATTACGAAGTGAGCCATGACAAGCTCATACTCTTCTGGCTTATATTTTCTCAGGCGTGCAACACAACCATCAATCAAAATCCCTTCATCATCGTCACACTGAAGGCGTGATTTTTTACCGTGTGGGATGAGGCCCTTAAAGCCTGCGGCAATGGGATGCCAATCAACTCCACTATTATCACAAGCTGCCCAGGCTCCCCAGCGGTCCAGTACTTCGTACATATCACGCATCAATTCTCTCCACTAAATTATGCCAGAACGCCGATCGCCAGCGCGCGGTCTAATGTCTTCAGCAGCAGCTCGGGCTGCGTGCCATATTTTTCTTCAAACGACTTCATGTCAGCGTGCAACTCGTTGTGATGCGCTCTGCACAGCGGTATCACGAACAGGTCATGCGCTTTGGTGCCCATTCCGCCCTGGCCGTAGCCAATGATGTGATGCGGATCATCTGCCTGATTACCGCAGCACGCACAGGGCTGGTGCTTCGCCCAGCGGGTGTATTTCTCGTTTTCCCAGCGCCGGCGTTTCGGGCGGCGCATAAAGGATTCCGGCGACTCTGGATCGATGCGCAGCGCCAGCACCTGCTTTGCTTTTTCCTCAATGATGCTGGTGGCCGCCGGTGCCGGTACCAGCTCGCTTTCGCGATATACCGACGGAATGGTCGCCACCGGCAGGCGCAACGCGTGGCGCGCCAGTTCTTCGGGAATAACGTCAGCCAGATCGTTACGCACCAGCCACCAGCACAGCTCGGGGATCGTCAGCTGGTGGGTATCATCAAAGCCCAGAGCCATGCGCACGAACTCAATGATCCACTGCGCCAGGTTCGTCCGGGCGATGCCCGCCAGGCGCTCAGTGAACTGGCCGCGCAATGTGTTATCGCAGTGCCAGCAGACGCGGATCACGCCAGGCGCATGATGAAATGCCGTCACGTTTTCCATATGGTAGGTGCCGTGCGGGTACTGGCATTCGCCGCCACGCATCAGCCAGTTTTCCAGACCGGACATGCCGCCGGCGCGCGCGATCACCTTCTCGTTTTCAAAGACCGGCACCAGCATCGGATCTTCTGCCAGTGGCTGCGCGGCGGGCGGGATTTGCCCGGACGGTAAACCGGCCAGACGTTCCGGTTCGTTCTCCAGCAGCATGCGCCCGCGGCTGAAGTGCGCCAGCAGATCACCGCCGGGGCGGAACATCACCACACCCAACTCCCGGACAACGACGGGTTTAAGCAGAGCCCTCATGCCGCTTTCCCTTTCGCCAGATATTCAGCCCAGAGACCGCCGATCCACTTAATGCCCTTCGGCGTGAAGCGCGCCTGACTAAATGCATGGTTATTAGTGGCTGAAGTACCGGTCTTAACTTCGAACCGACCGAGATCTATATGCTGATGATGAGGTGTCAGAGTGCCCGCCAGCCGGTACATGATGTTGTTCTCAATGAGGAACAAACGGAACTCAGTCTCTTTGGCATTGAGAAGCTTAGCCACCTGACGGAACGACATGGATCCGCGCGCGGTACAGTACCGGTCGACGAACTCCACCTTCGGCGCTGCGGCGGCCAGCTCTGCCGTCAGCTTCTGCTTTTCTTCTGCCAGATCCGCCGCAAGGCGCAATGCCTCCGGCAGTGATTGCGGCACGTTTACCTGCTGGTCGTTCTCCAGCTCCAGCCAGCGATCGATAATGCGCTTGCGCAATACCACGCTGTACCCCGACACCAGCGTAAGGCATAAATCTTTTGGCAGGTGAAAGAGCGGATAGATGCGTCCTCTATCGTCCCGGTAATCTCCCGAAAGTTCGGGAGATTGAATATTGAGCTGCTGCAGCATATTACGAATATCGGCCATAACATGGTCGTGCCGCTTATCGCATAGCCCGGCGATCTCAAGGCTGGTCATCGCCGGGAAACCCGGGTCGTTTTTAACGTTGATTAACTCGTTCATGCTCTTCTCCACTTATTCAGCGACTGCACTCGCCACGGTTTCAAATTTGCTGATCGTGATTTCTACCCTTCCCTTCTTTATCACTGGCCCCCACTCCACCAGCATTCGCTTAACCTGGCTGTCGTCCTCCCAGACACCAGCGTGCGTCAGCGCGTCAAATAGCGCTTTGTTGTAGTTGTCGATGTCCCGGCGGCGGGCGTCCGGCGGGTACAGGGTTATTTCAACGGAAGCGGCTTCCGCTGACGGCTTCGGTAAGCGACGCAACTGCTCGATGATCGCCGCACAGGCATCACTTTGATATTTGCGCCCGGCGGCGCTGATGAGATGGCGCCCGGCCAGCGGACCCTTATTCGGGGCGCGCCAGTAGGTGTTAACACTCGGCGGGAACGGCAGCGTCAGTTTCATACGGGCACCCCGCGCATTTCGAGAAAGGCGATAGCTTCTTCACGTGCATCCTGATCGCCAGCCACCAGCGAGCGCAGCAGTGATATAGCCTCATCCTCTGCGTTCTGGCTGTTTATCGAGATGCCCCGGCTCACACCCGGCACTAGGGTGATCGCGCCTTTACGCTGGAGTGCGCGCAGCAGCTCGGTTGCCGCGTTCGGTGAAGTTGCCCCCATCAGGTTGGCAACCTCTTTTTGCGTTGGTGGGATACCGTGCTCTTTCTGGAAAGCCACGATCAGGGATAAAACTTCCTGCTGACGGGCGGTAAGGTTTTTCACGCTGCATCCTCCTTCAGGGAGGCTTTGCTGCTGAAATCCTTCAGTGCGACCCGAATATTGCGAATGTTGCAGCGCGCCGCAGGATCCATTTCTTTGATGACATCCATAAATGTCGGGATCGCCATACCATATTCGTTCATCGCTTCCATGCCTGCGATATGCAGCCGTTCCTGCATATCAGCTTTAGCCGGGTCATTCTCCGCGTAATTCAGGTCCAGCCATTCGCTGACCGCCAGCTGCACACTTTTCTCAGCGATCAGGACTTCTGCCACAGCAATGTCACCTGCGCTTACCATGACAACGGTCGGCTCGGAAACATTGTCGGAAGCCCATACGTGAGCAAATTTTGACTCTTTGAAGGTGTACTCTTCCTTGTCGCCGAACACCGCCCGGACACAGGCCCATGCATGGATGCCGCTCTGCGCAAGAATATCTGCCTGACTCAGCGGCAGGATGTCTTCGGAACCTTTTGCAGGTGCCGGCAGCGCAACTTCATCGACTTGATCCTGCGCTGCTGCGCTTTCGACAACCTCATCACCTGCGCCAGGAATAACTTCCGAAATATTTTGTTGTTGCATCTGGGGTAACAGACGCAGCGCTTCGCGGCGGATCTGCGCGATAAAAGCATCGCCGCGGGCTTCCAGATCCTTGCGGTCGATGTAGCTGATCGCCGGGCCACGCCAGTTTTTGTCGAATACAGCGATCGCCCCGGCGAAGAACGCTCCTGACGGAACCTGTTTTTCATCCTTCGGAATGAACCACTTCGGCAGATCAAAACCGATTCGCCCGCGGATAAACGATATGTGATCGGCATCCTCCGGCCACCACACTTCGCTGGTGGCTGCCTTGATGAGAAATACATACCGTCCGCCTTTATCGCGCATCGCGCTGGCGTGCTGCATGATGTAGCGCATGCCGGTGATGTAATCTCCGTCATGCCGGGACGCGCGGCTATACGGCGGGTTGCCGAACGCGGCGCCGTTGAGTTCGGCCAGACGCGCCGACCAGTCCTGCGTCAGCGCGTTATCTTCCGCGGTGTAATAAGCCTCACATTTGGCGTTCTCACCATCAGAGAACAGGTCCAGTACGAGCGGGCCGAACATGGCGTTGATGCCCCAGAAAATATTGTCCGGAGTGCGCCACTGATCCCCGACTTCTTTAAGTTCGTGAGCCGGTTTGCTGCGCAGCGCTGCCAGCGCCTGGCTGTAAGCATTCAACGGGTGCATCACAGTTCCCCCACATAATTACCGGCCAGATAGCAACGGCCTTCCACGTAACCAACGCGGTTGCTCATCTTCAGGCACTGGGTGCGCTTCTTAGCCAGCCGTTCGCGGTCCCGGTTACTCTTCGAGGCATCGAATGCAGCCAGGTAAACATGCGCGGCGCGGCGCCACAGATTCTGTCTTTCCAGCTGGCAGGCCAGCTCTTAAAAAACTTCGTGTTTCAGCTTCTCGTTTTTCATGATCTGAACCCCTCCGGGACCTGGCTGTAATCAACACCGGCATAGCTGGCTTTAAATGCGCTGTCGTCGCGCTGCACACTGCGCTGCTTCCACTGCTGGCGGGGCGGGCGTCCGCGCTCTTTCCAGCGGGTAGCGCTCAGCAAATAGCCTTCGAACTTGCTCGGGATAAACAGCGTTTGCGGGCGCATGTAGTCGTACATGTCCGTGTCGTGCCAGTGCTCGTGCTTGTAGTCGACGACAAGCTGGAGGTCTGCCACGGTGTGACCCTCGCGTAGCCGGGCGCGGATGTTTTCGAGAGAAGATTTAGAGTTCTGGTAGCGGGCACCCGTTACCACGTTCAGATGTTTCAGAACCTCGATAGCCTGATCGGTAATTTCCTGTTCAGGGTCCGGTAGCGAAGCGCCCGGACAAGAAGGTTTTTTATCTGATGGATCTGGTTTTGAATTTACTGACGGATCCCCGCCAGATTCTGACGGGTCAAAACCGCCAGCCAGACCGGATTTTGACGCCTCAAATTTTGACGGGTCAGATTCTGATGCGTCAGGTTTTGACGTGTCAGAAACTGACAGGTGAGAAAGCGCAGCAGCCTGCAGCTTTGCCACGTTCAGGCGGTACACGTTCGAGGCGTTGCGGTTGCCGTTGCGGCGCTGCGTACGGGTAAGCCAGCCCTCTTTCTCCAGCTTCGCGATCGCCGTTCTGATGGTGCTCGGGCCTGCGCCAAGTTGACGCGCAATGGTTTCGATAGAAGGCCAGCAAACGCCTTCATCGCTGCTGAAGTCAGCAAGGCGCGCCATGATAGCGACGCTGGATAATTTCATGCCCGACGCTGCGCAGCCATCCCACACGTAGCCGGTTAACTTAGTGCTCATGCATCAACCCTTCTGAACTTCTCACGGAACCGCTCAACAGGCTGCATGCAGTCGTGCGGATAGCCGGCGCGCCGGAAGATAACCTGCCGTTTTTCGCGGTCGTAACCAACGACGTGGACTTCAACGCCGCGCCAGTCGCGGTACCGTCTGTCGAGATCTTGCATACGAGGTTCTTCGCTTTACGGTTGAATGCCCCCACGATGAGACGTGCGCGACTGTGGTTACACGGAACCCAGCGGCCTGATACCATGCGCTCATACCGAAACGACGGGGTGCCCTGCACAGGAATAGCCCGAAGTTGCGGTAAGCGGTTATTTACCGTTAAACTGTTCATGCGTTAGTTTCTCCACTGATACGACACGCCACGGCGCCCGGAGCTGCACACTCGCGGGCGTCACTCTTTTCTGGCGCACAGAAAACGCGATACAGCAGCGTTAAGTGTTCCTGCCACTTCTGCATTACCTGGTAACTGTTTTCTTCAATCTGTGCGCGCTCTGCCTGGTCAATTACCCCGTCAGCCGTTGCTTTGCGGATATAGGTCGAATGCTTGCCAATCCACTCGATGGACTCCATCAGACGCTGATTGATGTCGGCGTTATCCACATCCTCGATATCCACCAGCGGTACATTCACGCTGTTTGAATGGCGAGATACAGCATCAGCGATGTGCTTAGTACCGCTGGCCTGTTGCAGAACCATCGCCCATCCCATCGGGAAAATCTGATCGCCACCGGTACGCAGGCGGTTAAACAGTGCATCTTCGGTAACACCCAGCCAGTCAGCGGCTTCCGCATATCCACCATGCAGGCTTGAAATAGTTTTTTTTATTGCTGCCACCAGCCAGGCTGGTTGCTTCTCTACTTGCCAGTGTTCGCTACCCACGGTTAACTCCTTGAATCAGTGGTTACTATTAAACTGCCGTTTCGTTAGGCTTTTGATAAAGCTTGCTGTCGTACTTGAGTTTTCCTTTGGTGATCCGCTCAATGACGAAGGCTTGTTTCTCAGGGATGATTTCCCCCCAACGACACACAGCAGGGTGCGAAATACCGAGAGCATTAGCGGTTTTGGAGATGCCGCCAAAGTGCTCCACCACTTCTTTTTTATGCATGATTCCTCCTTATGGTTGACGCCTTAAAGGTAACAAAAGGTACATCAAATAGCAAACAACAGTTACCCATTAAGCGTGTAACATAAGTTACATGAGAATAGAAATGAAAGACCGAATCAGATCCCGGCGATTACAGCTGGACATAACCCAGGACGCACTAGCGAAAAAGCTTGGTGTAAGCCGCGTTTCGGTGACAAAGTGGGAAAATGGGACGACTAAACCGGATGGTGAGAATCTCCACCAACTCGCGTTAAGCCTTTCCACCACACCGGAGTGGTTGCTATACGGGCAAGGAGATAACAAAGATGACGACACCAAAGTTGTGCCGTTCATTAAGGCGCCTACCGTTGTACCTATAATTTCCGCAGTTCAGGCTGGGCACTGGACAGAAACTTACGCATGTTCAAGGTTGACCGACGTGATTTCATGGACACAAACCACAGCTGATGTATCTGAAGAAGTTTTTGCTCTTGTCGTTCGTGGCGAGTCTATGACTAACCCCCACGGCTTGCCATCAATACCGGAAGGGTCCATCGTTATTGTCGAACCGAGATATGGTCAGCTTGACGATCTGTACGGAAAAATAGTTGTGGCAATTTTAGACGGCTCCGCAGAAGCAACTGTTAAGAAGCTTGTTTGGGATAGCCCCTACTCGTATCTGATGCCGCTTAACCCTGCATTTAAACCTATCCAAATTGATGGTAATTGCCGGATTGTTGGAAAAGTTGTTCAAGTAACCCAAAATCTTTAAGCCCACCATGTAAATGCCGGTTACCTTTAATCGGCTTTTTTGTATCTGCATAGGTAACAAAAAGTACATTTCAACCTTGACCTTCTAGGTAACTAAAGGTACATTCAATTTATCAACAGCGAACAGGCAGGACGCCCACGAAGTAGCCACTCGAGGTTCAGTATGCAATTTGACAAAGAAAAGGTTTTCAAGACGTTCAACCTACCGCGTGAGGAATTTAGCGCGTTAGAGGCCGGGCCTAATGCTCACGCAGGAAACAGGATTGAGCTTTTTGTTAACGGGGCTCTGACGCAGACCTTAAACACAGAATCAGCGGTAACAGCCGATTACCTGATGTTTATGGGTGGTGTGGTTGAGGCGATGGAGAAAGATAAAACTTCGCTGGAGTCTGAAGCCAACAAAAGTGGTCGCACTCTGGCTACCGGATTTAGAGGGATTGGCTCTGTCCCTTTGGAATCAGTAGGCGTCCCAGAGGTCCTGGATAAATAGATCGACCTTTATCCACATGGCTCGACCTACGGTTTTAATGATGTGATTTGCGGTCTGATCGCTGATTTCAATGTCCCAGGAATCGTAATTTTTATCTGGGTACTCTTCGGCGAAGGTAGTCCGAATGCCGTGTCGGATATCAGCTTCTGAAAGTCCGCAGCCGGTATTAATCAGGCACTGGGTTAAAACATCTGAGCGCTTCATGAGTTATCACTATCAATGTGTTGGGGATTTCAGATTAACCGAATCCTTGTTGTTGGGGAATAGCAGGATCCACCGAGCCTGATGTGGTGAAAAGACAGGCGCACAACGGAAAGAGCACTGCCGAGCAAGGCATAAGAGCTGGTTCGATTCCAGACAGTCCCATTCAGTTGGGAGGGTTGGGCAGGGAAAAGGTCCGTTCGATTCGGACACCGGCAGTGCTCTCTCCGTTGTGATGTGTTCAAGCGAACTGCAGCGCCGGCCGACGCAAAGACCTGTAAATCGGCTGAGCCGCAACTACTGGCGGCCAAGACCAAAACAGAGCGGCAGGAAATAAGCAGGGGTAGCGCCCTGGTGTCACAACCAAAAAAAGCAGCAAGCGTGGTAGTAGGCAGTAGTTGGCGGCGTCTGAGCCTTTTTTATTTTCCGCGAGGACGCCGCAATTTTTTACGCAACACACAAGAGCATCGCCGGGCGACGGGTTCATAACCCAATCCACCCGGGCGGGACTCCTAACCGCAGGTGCTCTTCTGTGTTGTGTGGAGAAACTACCAGGCGGCCCGTGCAGGTGGCCGCCTCCCCTCTTAAGGAGAGAACAATGTTTAACCCGTTCTTCAAAAACCTCATCATCTACCGTCTTAGCCGCGACGTGGTGATCATCCGTGACGGCAATACAGATGAGCTGGCACGCCAGCTTGAGGCTTTCCGCTTTAAGCCGTGTGGCAGCCAGGATATGGCTCGTTCCGGGTGGGTATCGCCTCTGGGCCAATTCTCAGATCAGCTCTTCCACCTGGTGAATGACCAACTTCTATTGGTTATTCGTCGCGAAGAAAAAATTCTTCCTAATGCGGTCATCGCTGAGGAACTCAATAAGAAGGTTTCGAAGCTGGAAGCGGATCAGGGCCGTCGCCTCAAGAAAACTGAGAAAGACTCCCTGCGCGATGAGGTCCTTCACTCCCTACTTCCGCGCGCATTTACCCGAAGCAGCGCGATCCGCATCTGGTTAAACCTCAGCGCCGCCCTGGTAATGGTTGACACATCCAGCGCCCGCCGCGCAGAAGACTCGCTTGCGCTGCTGCGTAAAACGCTGGGCTCCCTGCCGGTGGTACCGCTGACTATGGAAACACCTGTAGAGCTTACCCTCACCGAGTGGGTGCGCGGAGCCGGGGCACCATCAGGTTTTGCGCTGGGCAATGAAGCAGAGCTGAAAGCGATTCTGGAAGATGGCGGCATTGGCCGGTTCAAAAAGCAGGAGCTTTCCAGCGAAGAGATACTGAACCACCTGGAAGCCGGCAAGGTAGTTACTGAGCTTGCGCTGAACTGGCAGAGCCGCATCGACTTTACTCTGAACGATTCTTGCGTTCTTAAACGACTCAGGTTTGCAGACGAACTCATTGAACAGAACGATGATATCGACCGCGAAGACGTCGTGCAGCGGTTCGACGCTGATTTCGTTCTCATGACCGGCGAGCTCAGCTCCCTTACCGAAAACCTGATTTCCGTGCTGGGCGGCGAAGCCAAGCGATAACTCTTTTATGCAGCCCTACCCCATCTCGCATGGGTTGGGTTGCTGCAACCAAAATTTAGCGCGGTGCAGCGCAAAGTTAAGTGGAGGAACACGCATTGAATTACGAAAAAACGAAGGAGCTCGTGAAATCAGGCCACCAGCTGGTGGTGCTTTTGGGCACGCAGAACGGCATGCATGAAGCCGCTTCTCTTGTTCAGCGTATGGCCGGGCAGCTCGACGTCTTAATCGCTGTGCTGCGCGAAAAGACGAAGCAGTGTGAGCAGTTGGCGGCGGAGTGTGCGTATCTGATGAACGGAGCAGCAGCAGAGCTCAACACATCATGGATGCTCCATAAAACCATGCTGGGCGCGCAGGCGGCGCTGGTATGCATAGTCCAGGGGGATATTAAATCCGCCCGCGACTGGCTGGAAGGCACTACTGACGAAGCTGGCGCCGAACTGCCGCACGACATCACTGTCGCAGGCCTTCAGCCATGGTTCGACAGCCAGATGGTCAGCAACGACGGCAAAACTGGTTTTTTGACACGTGAAGAGGCCGAAAAAGCGATCCGAGCGGAAATCCCCGCCACCGAAGCATTCCTGCGCGAAGTGAAGTCTCAGGCGCGCCAGGAGGGCGCCTATTTCGTCGCTAACCGAATGCTTGCGGCTTGGGATGCAGGGTTCATTGAAGACACGGCGAAAAATGCAGCAGACATCGCGCGAATGATTCTCACGTCAACTGAGTTTATGGCTGATGCGCCGGATGGTGATTTTGACCGAGCATTCGCTGACAGAGTGCTGGCAGATATTGCTGCTCAACTGCGTGTAGGCGGTGGCGCATGAGCAAATCCCTTAAAGCACGCTGCATACGCCGTTGGAAAGTGCAGGTGCGCGGCTGGTGCGATTCCAAAGTCTCGCCCTACTGGCGGCGACGCCATCTGCGCAGCTTTTTCCGAAGCATTGCGCTAACCACTGCTGACAGCATGGTTGAACGAGTGGCAGAAAATAACGCAAAGGTTGATTTTGAGGGCTGCAACAATGGATGGTCTCCAGAGTTTTCAGCATGGTATCGCGATCACCGCGAACATTACCGCAAAGGGGCACTGGAACTTCTTAATAACGAAGCCACCAGCGATGAGATAGACGAAGAAATTTTCAACGAACTGGAGGCATGGAATGACTGAAACAGCCGTTCTCGATATGTGCTGCGGCAGCCGGATGTTCTGGATGGATAAGCAAGATACCCGTGCTGTGTTCACCGATATTCGGGCAGAACAGCATGTGCTTTGCGATGCGCGTACGCTGCAAATCAGCCCAGACATTATTGCCGACTTTCGTGCTTTACCATTTGCTGACAACACATTTGCACAGGTCGTGTTCGATCCGCCTCACCTTGAGCGCGCTGGCGAAAATAGCTGGATGCGTAAGAAGTATGGCGCCCTGAATAAATTAACGTGGCCACAAGATATTCGTGCCGGATTTTCTGAGGCATTTCGAGTGCTGCGCCCGCACGGCACTTTGATATTCAAATGGAACGAGACGCAGATTCCGGTAAGTCAGGTGATAGCACTTACTGACGAGAAGCCGACCATATGGCAACGAACAGGCAAGGCGGATAAGACCCACTGGATTATTTTCTTAAAGAGGGGCACAGCGTGAGTGAAAAAACTGATTACCGCGCAATCGTCGAGCGCATCGCAGAGATTCTGCATGGCAGCGTCTCTGATGTGGATCTGCTGACCGTTACGGTGCAGGCGATGAAAGAAAGGAACACGAAGCTTGAACGAGAACGTCGATTGGCTGTTGAAAGCAACAGCGCGGTGGTGAGTCTGGAAACCAGCGTATGGATGCCAGCAGCGAAATGTGAGGTGTGTGTGGAAGGTGCCCGCGGAGGGTGCTCCACCTGCGCTTTTAACAGGCAATAAAACGGGTGCAGCCGGTATAGGTGTGGAGAGAGCGTATGGCCAAGTTAATGAAAGCGAGCGCCTGGGGGAAGCGTGAGTTTGTTCCGGGCTCGGTTCCAGATAACAGAACGATTAAACGCTGGGTTGAAAACGGCCTGCTACGCGGGCGCATCGTAGACGGTATGGTTTGGGTATGCGCTGGCGAGCAATGGGGCGTTGAATCGATGATCAGCGAAAGCGTTCGCAGGCTAATTCAAGAGGATTAAGATGGCCGGCAGACCACGAAAAAGGGAAAACAGACATTTTCCCGACTACCTCTATTTCGACAAAGAAACCGGGCAATACCGGTTTCAACTCATTACCGGAAAGAGAAAAAATATTGGTACCGATCGGGCTGTCGCGATTGCTATTGCACGCGAATATAACCTCCGCATGCGGCCAGAATCGATGCCATCTATTGAAAGCTTGGTTCGAGAGTCCGGAGGCATTAATGGCGAAGCAAGACCGTTTGCGGAACACGCCCAAGCGCTACTTGATAGAGCCATTCGCGATGAGAATCCAGGCACAGATGCGAAGGCTGTCTGGCTGAATGATATTGAGCGAGTGAAAGAATTTTTCGCCGATATTTACGCCTGCGATATCGATCTGGAGCACGTTAACGGCTACATCAAAAAATACCACAGCGAAGCATCAGCGAATGTGCAGAACAGGAAAGTGAGCTTTCTTAAAAAGCTCTTCAGCTATGCGGTCGATGAGTCTCTTATGATGGATAACCCTGCCGAACGCAAAAAAATGCGTCGGGTCGATTCTAAAACTCGCCGCCGCCTCACCCTGGACGACTTCAACAAAATACATCGCGCCGCGCCGTTATGGCTCCAAACAGCGATGGATCTGGCAATGCAAACCACGCATGCAAGGCTTGAAGTTTCGCGCATTCGTTATTCCATCAAACAGCCAAGCGAAGGCGTGTGTGGGTGTATATGGTTTCCAGAGCCACAAGGGGAAATTTTCGGCACACTCTACATTCATCGCCAGAAGGTGCAGCATAAAGAAGCGTCTCACGTGGCTATACCTATCGGGTCAGTTCTGCGGGATATCATTGAGCGCAGCCGGGATAATGTGGCCAGCCCTTATGTAGTACATCGTCTTCCGCTAAAACGAAGCAACCCCACAAGCAAAGAGGTACGGCATCCGACACAAGTTGCTCCCGATTATCTCAGTCGTTCGTTTTCAGCAACGCGCGACGAAGTAGGCGTGGGGGCGAACCTGCCCGAGGATCAGCGGCCCACTTTTCACGAGATCAGGGCGCTTTCTGCTTTTCTCTTTAATAAGCAGGGAATTGACCCGCAAGGCCGCATGGCGCACAGCGATGCGAAGTCAACGAAGATCTACACAGAGAACCATATTGACTGGGTTTGCGTACCACATGGCGAGATAAAAACAGCATCTTAATGGAAGGTAAAATAAGATGTTAACTGATTGATATATATAGTGAGGATTTTGCAAAAAATGCACTGTTTGCATATACATAGGAATGAGGCATTAAGCCTTGTGCGACGCGGGTTTGAAGGGATTTAAATCGTTGTCATGGGGTGTCAGGGGTCGGAGGTTCAAATCCTCTCGTGCCGACCAAAAAATCCCAGAAAAAACCAACCCATTGCGGTTGGTTTTTTTATGCCTGCAATGTGGTGGCGCGAAATGAGAGTGAAAGTCTGGTAAAACTCCTGTCATTTAGCCTAATGACCGCTGTGTCGCGTTGCGGTATTTAAGTAACATACCGCTCTGCTTTTTATAAACGTTAACGTTCCGCATCACATCGCAGCGCTTTAGCTACCCCGAACTCACAAAGCGCAACAGTGCTTCTGTTCCCTACCCTGTAATGGTTTATCTCACATTAAGCGTGAAATTGCCCCTGGCCCAGGATTCAAAAGAAGTCGGATGAAAGTCTGCGACTTTATTGGCAAGCGCAATGGCAGCCTGATGCGAGCCTGGCCCCAGATAGGTGTATTTTTCGTAATACGCCAGCGTATCGCCTAGCGCTTGCGCGCCAGGGAAAAACCCCGCATAGACGTCACGTGGAACCTGCTTAAAGTTGACCTGATATCCGAGCTGATTCAGCATGGCAACAATGTCGCTGAAACTCAGGAAATCGCCGACAAGCGGCAGATAAGCGCCCTTTCCTGCGCTATCAGGATGGGCAAACGCGCCCGCCACAATGTGTCCAAGCTCGTTAATGTCCCCCATATGAATGCAGCGAACGTCGGGATTAATCGGCAGTACCCACCCATAACTTCCGTCCTGCTGTTTCTGCGGACCAAACGGTCCTGAAAAATTCTGATAATAAGCAGGAGGCACGACAAATGTGTAATAAGTAAAACCTGCCGCTTTTACCAGACTGTCTATTCTGGCTTTGTTGGTAAACTGCGGGAGGCTGAATTCACCCTGACTGACAGATTCAACATCAGGAAGCGTGGACCAGATAAAATGTTTCACACCTGTCGATTTTGCGGCCTCTATCGCGGCCATTGCCTGTTTTCTCTCATCCGCGCCTTGTTGCCAGTAATTTGTCACCAGAAACACGCCATGTACCCCTACCAGCGCGTCGCAGAGCGTTTCAGGCTTTTCAAGATCCGCATACAGAATTTCATCCGCCTCGCCGGTATAGCTCTGAGGGTGACGAGACAACGCCCGCACCCTGAAATTACCGGTTTTTGTTAGCGCCTGTACCACCCCTTTTCCCTGATGCCCCGTCGCACCAAACACCGCTATACGTTTCTTTTCTTCCGCCAT